ATGAGATTATTTCCAATTGTATTTCTTTCAATTATAACCGCTGCATTATTATATAGATTAGCTTCATTAGTCAAAATTTGGGCAAGATCATTAATAGGAGTTTTATTTGAATAAAATTCAGCTACTTGCTCTCCTGTATATACATTAAAAATGTGAAAAGCTGAGTAATCTCTGTCTCTCCCTAAACTAACGTCTACTCCTATAGCATACTCATACTCAGCGGAAGGCTCTTTCCAGACACGCATTTTGTTATTATACTTAATCCAATAATCCTTATTAATTTCTTCTACTAAACGCTTAAGAAGATACCCTTCAATATAAGTATCCCCTGTACCAAGGAACTCACACTCATATTCTTGCAGCCATTGCTTCAAAGGCATGTTTTTCTTGGTAGTTTCCTCCCACTTGTCAACATATAAACCCTTTTTTTCCATTTCTGCATATAGCTCCTCAAAGCCTTCTTGTCTTTTGTACTCAGGATGATCCTCCCACTTAATATCAATACGATTAAAGGAATTATTACCTGCTACCGCATCATGGTAAACATCATAATACCAGTTTCCTACTCCATTTACGGTAGATAATACAAAAGCTCTACCACCTGTAGAAATAATAGGATAAACCGCAGCCCAGATAGTATCAATATTTTCAATAAATGCAGCCTCATCAATAATAAGAAGAGATCCTGCTAATGAACGACCTGATTGCTTCCCAGAAGGTCGAGATTTAATTGTGGACCCCGTAGAAAGTTTAAGAGTATGCTTATTATCCTCTACTAGTGTAGGACGCAAAAAAGAAGGAAGTTCATTATACATAATTTTAATTCTATCTAACACTTCAGTAGACTCGGCATCACCTTTAGAAAGAATAACCACTTGCTTATGCTTCTGGAAGACAATCATCCAAAGGGAATAAGCCGCAGAAATAGTCGTACAGCCTGCTTGTCGGAATTTACGAAGAATATTAAATCTATAATTTTTAATATGTTCTAACATCTCTACCTGAAAAGGGTAGAGCTTAAACGGAACTAATCCCCTAACTGGATGCGTAACTTTAACATAGTTAGAAATAAAGTATACAGGATCTTCCTTGCACTTCTGAAACTCTTCTATTAACTGGGATTTGTCCATATGATTTATTCTTATGGTCTATTATAGTATATGAAAATATATTCCATCATTTGTACGAGAGATAAAAATCTGACTCCCCTCACGTCCAATTTAGTTCATACTTTATCTAGCTATGGAGTGGAAGTTAAACTTCTTGTCAATCAAAAATCTATCTTTGAAGCCTATAAAAAGGGCTTAAAATCATGTAATGCTAATAATAATGATATCATAATTTGCTGTCATGATGATTTAGTTTTAACTTCTCCTAAAGAACAGTTTATTGCATCAATAGCAAAATGTACAGATAAAGAAGTAGGATTTATTGGCCCAGCAGGAACCACTCATTTAGGAGAAGATGCAGTATGGTGGAATCATGATAGGTGGCAAGCAGGGTATCACAGGGGTTTCGTTAGACATTACAATATGAAAGATAAAGAAGCTCATGGGACACATTATGGACCACACGGACCAGTAGTAGTTTTAGATGGTTTATTTTTAGCAGCTACAAAAGAAGTATGGGAAAAAGTAGGGTTAGACAAACCTACCTATTATGAAGGAGGGTGGGATTTTTATGATATTCACTACACCAGTAGAGCACATCTCTTAGGACTTAAAAATCATACCATTGCTATGGAAATAGTTCATTATTCCGTTGGGGATCTTGCAGGACGAGATTCATGGCATAAAAATAGAGAAGCGTTTATCGCTAACACTAAACTCCCATTAATACTTAATGATTAGTTGGATACTTATAAGCTTCGGAATTACTTTTTCTATCACACACGGAAAACTCTTCAAGAACTTTAGACAAAAGGCAGCAGACTTACACCCATTATTAGGTGATTTATTCTGCTGCCCTTTATGCTTAGGTTTTTGGGTAGGAGGTTTTCTAAGTCTTACTTGGAAAAGTATTACAGGGAATTGTATTCTAGATAGTTTTTTATCCCTATCAACATGTTGGTTGCTTTACGCACTCAGTTGGACGTTAGCCCTGTATGATGATAGGGTATAATTAACATCCATTACTACAATTAGCTACACGAGGAATCATAAAACGGGAGAGCATAAGTTATTTCCTTTTTTTAATGGTTAAATCAATACTTTGAGTATATTGAATTTTCTTTTTACTTTTTAACATTTTAAAAAGTCTCTTAGCCAAGTATATTCCAGCTTTGTGATCACTGGGGTAATGGTAGCCAGCCATAACTCTACCACCTCCAGACTCCTCTGCTGCTTTAAGAAGATTTTGTCGATGTTCAGGATATTTCTCTGCATATACTTCAGCAATAAATCTTGATTGAGTAGAATGACCACCAGGATAAGAAGGAGATCTATTAGTTCTACTATAAAGAATATCTAATTTTATTGCATAGTAAGGAGCTAATTGAGCAGGACGAGGTCTGTTAAAACTATTTTTTAATTCTTTAATAATGATAGAAGATTCTTGTAAAAGCTTATCAATATATTGTTGATCAAATTTTAAACCAAACAAATTCAGGTATAACTTAATGGCAAAAGCTGGATCTTTGTCATGCTTACGAATACTTTTAACCATTCCTTCTCCACGAAGATAGGTTGCTCCTTGCACTAATAAAATATCTTTGGCTGCATCTAAGCTCCCGTTAGGGGGTGGTGTAGGAACTCTAATAAACTTAACTGAATCCCTAAAAAGAGTAATTTCTCCTTTAGGCTTTCTGAGTCTTTTGGAGTAAACTAGATTGTCTACAGCATCATCCATTAACATTCCTTATACTTTACCTTCCCAACCTGTTCCCCCTGATTTCTTTTCCTTACGAGCAGCTTTCTTAAATCTTTTAGCTAAAGCTTTTCGTGCTGGAGTACAAGTGTCTTTTGTCATGGGGGTACAGTAACCTTTATGCTTGGGATTCACAGCTTTTTGAATCCAGTCCTGATCTTCCATTGGTCCTTCATCTTCTGCATCTAATTCTGCTTCTGCTTCATCATCAGGTTGTTTATATTGTGGAGGACCATCAGGAAGAGCCTTACCACCTATTTTTTCATTCTTCTTAGTCTTGCGAACTATACGGGCTTCAGAGGCATCATCATCATCGTCGT